ATAAGAGGTTGTACAAGTGATCATGCTATCCACAGCCCTACTCATATGAGTATTTTAGTGGATTCGCTATTGCGGATCTGGGTGCAGTGCACAGTGCGATACTAATTGACCTTGCGCTACCCCACAGCCGTGGTCGCCACAGACCCGGGGTCCCCACCCCTTAGTGGTTACATACCGCCCAGCTGTTTGTTGGCTGCGCTCAGCCTCAAAATATCCGTGGTATATAGCTCTGCACTGCGTAACTTGGGTCCCAACGGTGATCAAGTTCCGTTGGTACCGTGATGGCCTCGGTACTCTCCAAGTCCCAGCGGTCAAGTATTGCTTCTATGGCCAGTTGTTGCCACACATCAACGCCGAACGTACGCTCAAATGAAAGTCTTGCTGCGCTGCTGACTTCGCTTTCTAGGTAAACGGGCGTTTCGTTACCTACTTCATACCTATAGCGCATCATCAAACTTGAATCACAACAGTTGATGTGCGCTATCTCACCTCTGGACATCCTCACAAGTGCCTTCGCGTACCTCGATAGTATAGGCACGCCTTGACACAGGACTGACTCACAGCATCCAACCATCCCCATCATGGGTCTAACCATATCCGGAAGGTTCCACCATTTGGTGCCGCTCGTACTCTGACTGAGCACTTTACGCCAGTCCCTCATCATTACCCAATTGGTCCCGTTGTATACCATTTTGCTCTTACAAAAAGTAATGTCTTGTGGGTCCCTCGCGACGTTCTCTATCTTTAACTCTTGACCGAACAGTAGGAATATGTCCGGGAGTGCTAGACTTATCCTACTGTAATCCTCCTCCTCAACAAAAACCAACATGTCGTCACCATCATCGTATATATCATAATTGCTTATCTTGAGTCGCGACATCGATGCTATGATCATCGCGACTGCAAGCACGACGTTGCCCAACGCCGTGTTAATGTCACCAGACATTCTTCCACCCCTTACCTTGTACTTGACTCCGTTCTTGGTCCTGCACTTGTTGTTCAACTGCATCTTCAAGATGTATTTCAACTCAGCGGAATCTGGGTAGAACGACTGGTAAAACTCATGCTCAGCTTTCAAAACGTCGTAACCAACGTGCTGATCGAAGCGGCTCGCATCGATCGAGAAACAGACCGGATTATTAAAACTGTCCATCTTCTGTCTGATATTATCAGCACGTTGCCATTGATTCTGGCCCTTCGCCACTGCGCGTCTCCCATTCATCATGTAATTATAAACCTGATGTTCGACGCTCCTCAAATACTTTGCGATCACTAGGTTGTATCTTGGTGACCGTGCTTGTATCATACGTGGGTCTGGGTTCTCCTTGTCATGCGGGTTTGTTTTCTCCGCCTTGACAAAGGACTGAATCCTAGCATCTCCGTTGTGAAAGGGTTTGTTCTTTAAGGACTCGCGTGCGCGCAAGTATAGTTGTCTTCTTGCGCCCTTAAATGTCAGAGCAGTTTGATCTAACGTCAGCTCATGACCATCATGCATAGTTCGTCTAATGCGTAATAAAGCACGCCTGAGCATAGCAATTCCATGTGATGTAGCCTGAGGCACTTGCCCTACGACTCTATTATGCGCAGCGATCAGTTCATTACAAACACAATCAGAATGCACATAACAATTCCATAGGTCAGGCACTGGTGGTATAATACGAATTAGGTGTCGACGAGATTCATGCGCCCTAGTGCCACGATCTTGTGGTGCCCCATTCCCTGCCGCAACTTCCTTGATAACTTTAGGGTAAGCGCATACGGCGGGCACCCGCACTGGGCGACTTCAAGCCGGCATCCTCCACGCGTCGTGCCAGGTCTTCTTGATTTGCTTCTTTTTCTCGACCCAGCCCAACGTTGTGACCGCTGCTAACGATGCGGCCACTGCGATCCCACCGATCGCACGACTACCTGAGGCCAACGCCGCACATCCCACCGCGACGCCACTTCCACTCAGTAGCCACCATCCCCACCCCACCGAACGGCGCTGCGGTGCTTTCATGGTCGCGACCGCTTCATTGTAATCAGCGATCTCATCCATAACCTCACCGTCAGCTAGCGTGGCCATATGCGCGCGTGCTTGTTCACTTAAACGAAATGCCGCGTCGCATGCCCGGGTGGCCAAATCATGTGCCGCCCCCGGGTGGTCATAAAGACCTATTCTCGCTCTATTCTCACGTAGCCACGCACTCGCCTTTTGCATAAGCGAAGCAACAGTGTCCGCCGTTCGTACGACCCCGTGTGTGAATGTCCGTAGATGACCAACCAACCGATTTTCGACATCGGGCCACGGCTCGTCCTCCCGCTTGCTGTCAGGTGGTGCCGCAGTCCGGTCATCCATTGATACGACGTGCGCTGTTGTTTTAGCCACTCGCATCCTATTCGGTAATGCTCGTATATCCTCTGTATCTCTGCGAGTCGACCGCCGATCGTAACTAACATCTCTCCAATGTCGTCGTCTGTTTCGACCACCAGTCGTCCCACGTTGGTGACTTCCTCGACTATGTACGCTCTCCAGTCTCTCCACGCTTTGCGCCAAGCCCGTGAGTAGCGGGTCGACGTCTCGAGGCGCGTCATGAGGAAGCGCGATGGGATTGTATTGGCCATTTTCCATTTATTTCGCAGTACGCTATTACGTTTAGTGCCGCCGATGCCGAAGCCTGCCGCAACCGAGCTTTCGCTAAGGGGTAACCTGCGAGACGGATTGGGGAAAATCCGTG